GCCTTCAACCTTTGTTGATAAAGCAGTCGCTGTATCACCAGTGTATGTATTAAATAATGTAACATTAACTTTATCTGATAAAGATGTTTCTGTATTAGCAGTATACACATTAAATGACGCATTACTAAGCTTAGTACCTATTAAGGTCTCTGTATTTCCAGTATATGTATTAAATGACGTATTACTAACTTTAGTACCTATTAAGGTCTCTGTATTAGCAGTATACACATTAAATGACGCATTACCAACCTTAGTATCTATTAATGTCGATGTATTAGCAGTATACACATTAAATGATGTATTACTAAGCTTAGTACCTATTAAGGTCTCTGTATTTCCAGTGTATGTGTTAAATGATGTATTACTAACTTTAGTACCTATTAAGGTCGCTGTATCACCAGTGTACGTATTAAATGATGTAACACCAACTTTTGTTGATAAATCAGTTTCTGTATTAGCGGTATACACATTAAATGATGTATTACTAACTTTAGTGTCTATTAATGTTTCTGTGTTACCAGTGTATGTATTAAATGACGCATTACCAACTTTAGTGTCTATTAATGTTTCTGTATTACCAGTGTATGTATTAAATAATGTCACATTAGTTTTACCACTAAGTAACGGAAGTAAACTAACACTGTATACATTTGACCCACCTATATTTCTATCAAATGAAATACTATTACCACTAAGGCTAGCAGCACTTGTATATGTATCAGTCATACCAGAAGTAAATCCAGATACATTAAACGTCCCACCTGAGTTATTTTCGAATGTTACAACACCCGTATTAATATCATAAGTACCACCAGTAACTACCATATCAGAAGATAGAATACCTAAGTCTATAGGTGCTGTTGAAAATCCGTCATTTCTGACTACAGTAACTTGATAATTACCAGGATTAAACGTCATACCAGTGACAAATGTATTTGCACTAGAAGCACCGATTATTGATGCCACATCCCTATACTTCAAACTACCATCAGAAGAATCCCTTGAAATAATTTGAGTAAGTGAATCATCTTTAGTTGGTTCTGCAAGTAATGCTATATTTGTTGAAAAAATAGTTTCACCACTAACACGTAATTCATCATGTATTGTTACAGGTGAACATCCATATATATTTGTTACATATAAATCTGTTATACAATTACCAGACCCACCAGAAAATACTATATCACTAATATCTAACGGAAGATTAACCCCGTCATTTCTTTCTATTGATAATACATTACCACCTCTAGTAAATCCAGACACGAATGTATTAGCAGTATCAAGTGATGATAAATTAACAGTATAAGCTGAAAGAGCACCTTCTCTATTAAAATAAATAATATTATCGATAAGTGTAGCACCAGTAGTATAGTAATCAGTTATACCACTTATTTCAAAACTGTCACCATCATTTCTTGTTATAGTTATTGTATCTGTAATATCGTTATATGTACCACCAGTTGAAAATGTATCATTAACATCAATAGTTGAAAGGTCTACAGTAAATGCGGACAATTGGTCATTTCTATCAAAAGTAATAAGATTTGTATTATTATTATAAGTTCCACCAGTTGTAAAGAAATTAGTTATACCTGTAATAACTACATTAGCTCCGTCATTTCTAACAAGACTCAATGAATCCCCAACATCACTAAACGTTCCTCCTGTAACGAATGTGTCTGTTTGTGAAAATATATCTAATAAAGTGGTTCCACCAGAAAAATAAGAACCTTCAATAGTTGTTGCGGTAAATCCATTAACTCCATCAATATTACTATTAAAAGTTACATACCCAGTTCCTAGTTGAATACTAGTATCTCCACTACAACTTTCAAGTACATTACTATAAACACTAGTACATGCTGATATTGTCGGAGTACCTGCAGTTAATTCAAGAGGTTCAATAATGAACGTCTTATTTATATTTTTATTACTATTACAATTAGCCATTACCTAAATATTATTTTAAATTATATCACCTATTATCGTAAACTTAGCTTTAGTACCAAAAACTCTAGTTACTTTTATGAATATAGTATCACCAGCGGTAACAATAAAATCACTAGTAAGGTCTAATCCATTTAACACTTCAACACCGTTAACGGATATAAATATATTAGACATACCTTCAGAATTTGTTATAGTTGTATATTTTGAATCATACTCAGCTACATAACTAAAATCAGAATTAGATTGAGGTTTAAATATTACATTATAACTAAATGTGCCATTATTTTCATTCACAGCACTAGTTACCCTAGGTGTTATTGGAGTTTCTAATACTTCAGTCATAACTAAAGCTCTATTTATTGCTGGAACAACAGTAAAATCATCCTCATCAATAATAAACCCCTCTAATACAATTTCAAATGGTTGAACATAAAACCTTCTATTTTCAAAATCATCGATATTACTTTCATCTCCAACATTATTTAATAATAAAGGCATTGGATGACCTTTAACTCTAATATAATATTGTATAGAATTAAAAGCCTTTAATACTTTAACATTAAACTTATTTAAATCTCTCATTTTATTTGAAAAGATTCTAACTTCATAAGTTATATCAACAGATGTTGGTTGAGGAACCTTATACACATCTATACCTTTTCTACCACCTTCAAAGGTTGGAACCTTATAGTATGTCCAACAATTTCTACCTGGTATATTATATAACCCAGATTGATTATTACCAACCTGTGGATTTGGCTGCCTAACAATTGTAATAAAAGGCATTTTAATGTTTTTATATTTATCAGAATGTTGCCAAGTTTTGCTAAATTCTGACCATCTTTGAAGTGTTAAAAATATAACTTGAACTTTCTCACCATCAACCGTAAGGGTTAAATCTTTATCCACAAACTCTATGAATGATTTATCCATATCTTCATACATAACCCCTCTAGGTAAAAAGGTCCCACCCTTACTGAAATCATCAATAAGTTGCTCTCTTCTAGCTAAACCAGTTTTAGGTCTAACTATTCTTATATTATTTCTAAATCCTTTAGGTAATGCCATCTAATTATAATCCTCTAAATTCTTGCTCATCAACAGGGGCACACTTAACAGTTCTGTAAGCACCTTTATATCCCATTATTGTATGTTTATTATCGTAGTTTTTAACACCATCATTTGTTACTGAAAAATATCTAACTTCAGTTTCACTAACTGGATAACCTATATAATCACCATAACTTAACTCAGCGTCAAGCTCAGCTAATTGAGAAGTATATATCCCAAATGTTAAATTACCATCCTGTAAATACCTAAGACTACCAGCACCATTATTATATGCTTTATTCTCAGCCTCATCAAGAGTAGGTATTACTTTTAACTCTACTGGTGGGAAAAATTTAACACCATCTTTAGGTGCCTCGCCATATAAATCATCAGAAGCGGTATTTTCTCTATCAACCCTATATAATATAACGGTAAAATTACCGTCACCCTCAATAGCCTCCCTACCCATTGATATATCCAAATCAAAGTCTTCGTTAGAAAAAAACTTGTTTACTCGGTTTATGGGTATTTTTCTTGGTGTTGACATATCTTTTTAGATAAATATTTGAAAATAAGTAATAATTATAAAACACTTGATTTTTTATTAAAAATTACCTATATTAATACTATAAGGCTTTTAATAATTTAAAGGATGGATTTAAGTGATATGAACAGCGTAAACGCAATTTTAATACTAAGAGAGTATGATGGAAAAAACCCTTATATTAAAAATTTAAAAAATAAATTAGAAAAAAATAGTAAAATAAACTTGACTAATAATCAAGCCAGTTACATTGTTAATAATCATAAATTTAAACCTAAATTAATTAACAAAATTGTAAACATAACTGAATACTTAGGTGATGAATTAAAAAAATCTGAAAACCTAACATTTGTACCAGAAAAAATATTAATAGATTACTTATTAGCTGACAATGAAAAAACGTATCATATATTTGGTAAAGTAAAAAGAAATCAAAAAAATAGTCAAATGTACTTTATACCAAAGTCACAACTACTTGATGATTTCTTATTTGAAGAAAAAGAGGTTGATGTTGATTTTGAAAGTTATGAAAGCATGGACACAATGGTACTAACTGACGGAACTGTAGGTAGAAAGTTATACGACATACAAAAAACTGGAATTAAATTTTTATTATCTAGAGACGGATGCTTATTAGCTGACGACATGGGTGCTGGAAAGACTATACAGTCAGTCATATCAGCACTGGAATCTGGAGCTAAAAAAATATTAATAGTTTGTCCAACCGCTGTAAAAATAAACTGGCAAAGAGAAATAAGTTATTTCGGATGTGATGATTCAACAATTATATCTGGTAAAAAATGGGATAGTCAAGCTAAATTTACAATTATTAACTTTGACATTCTTAAAAACTTTCACATGGTTCCAGGTGATAAAATAAAAGAAGAAGACATTTGTTGGGATAACCAACATCTAGTTAATGCTGATTTTGATTTAATTATTATTGACGAAGCTCATAAATTAAAAAATCATAAGAGTAATCGTGGTAGTATAATGAAAGATGTGTGTACCAACTATGGTAAAAAGAAAGTCTGGTTATTAAGTGGTACACCAGTCGCTAATAGACCTATGGATTACTATAATCTTTTAAAATTAATCGGCTCTCCTATAGCTGACAATTGGAAACACTACGTATTAAGGTATTGTGATGGTAAACAAATAACCACAACCCTAAAAAACGGATATAGAAAGAAAGTATGGCTCACTAACGGAGCTACAAACCTAGAAGAATTAGCCCTTAAGACAAAAAACGTATACCTAAGAAGACTTAAGTCAGAAATTGGTGATATGCCAGAAAAAACTATTATACCAGCCCACCGTAAACTAACTACTAAACAATGGGGTGAGTATGAAGACCTTTGGGAAGAATATCTTATCGAAAGAAAAAGAAAGAAAAAAAGTGGTGAACCAGAAAGAGCACTTGTTGAATTAGGGCTTCTTAGAAAGTACATCGCAATGCAATCCATACCTCACACTATTGAACTAGTAGAAGATATGATAGAACAAGGTAATAAGGCTATAATCTTTACGAATTACACTGAAGAACTACAAGCACTTGTAAGTCACTTTGGTAATAGATGCGTTTTTCATTTTGGTGAAATGAATGATAAAGCTAAACAAAAGTCTATAGATAAGTTTCAAACAAATGATAAAGTCGAGGTATTTATTGGTAACATTATGTCAGCTGGTGTTGGTATTACTTTAACCAAAGCAACTTACGTTGTATTTAACTCTTTTGATTGGGTTCCAGGAAATAACGAACAAGCCGAAGATAGAGCTTATAGATTAGGTCAAAAAAACAATGTAACAGTATACTATCAATTGTTTGAAGATACTGTATCTATGACCATGTGGCAAACACTTCATAGAAAGAAAAAAGTTATAGATATTATAATGGGTGAACAAGAAATTAATGAAGAAGCCGCAATTGAATTAATGTTAGAAGAAATAATAAACGATTATGAAAAGAGTTAGACTATACGGATATGATGAATGCCCCTACTGCCAAGAATTAAAAAAATTATACGAAAATAGTAATATAGAATTTACGTATATCGATATTCAAGACACTAAAAACAAAGAAGAAGTTGAAAAAATTATGAAAATAGGTAAAACTGATAGTGTACCTATAGTTCTAGTTAATAAAACTATTCTATCACCAGAAAACAGCTTTAAAACAATAAACGAAGCCTTTCAACTAACAAATAAATTTCTTAATGACTAAGATTACTAATTTATCAGATATTTATTAATAAATAGATATTATGAGTGTTAGTAACGAAGACAAAACTAGAATATACGAACAGCTGAGAGTTTCTCTAGGTGCCCCATTAAGGCAAATAGAATTAACTGACGATATGCTGTGTACGCTTCTAGGTATAGCAATAGAAGATTATTCACAATACGTTGGAGAGTGGCTTATAGAACATCAATGGCAATCATTACTAGGTAAGAGTGTTGATACAACAGACATGGCTTTCGCATTAAGTGTTAGAGATTTTGACTTTATGACACAATACACATACGCCTACTCTAAACAAGTTGGTTTACAAGCTAGAGGTCCATGGGAACTTAAAAAAGACTACATAGATATAGAAGCTGGTAGACAAAATTACGTAATACCAGCAGGTAGGGAAATAAATGAAGTTCTTTGGATTACACCACCAACTACAAACATGGCTCTTTTTGCAAATTACGGAGGTATAGACTACGGATTTGCTGGAGGTTTTGGACAAATGGGTAGTAGCGGTGGAGGCGGTTACGGTCTAGGTGGTAATGGTGGATACTATATATCACCAGCTTACGACATATTACTTACTGCGTCAGATTTAAATTTAAAAAATAGAATATTAAGAAGTGAATTAGTATATAAAATAACAGCTGGTCCAGACGGAACAAGAATTCTACACTTATTAAGTGTGCCAGGCTCTAAATTAAGCTTTGGTCATGGTATAGGTGGGGCTGGAAGTACAGTTGGATTAAATGGGTGTCAAGTATGGTACCACTATTACGATACAACTAGCGATAATGTAGAAGACTGCAGAAATGAAAATTCAGACATAATAAAATTACCAAATGAAATTCCATTAGCTAAATTAGACTTTTCTAAATTTAATGAACCTACCAAAGTCTTAATAAGACAATTATTTGTAGCTGAATCTAAAAGAGCTTTGGGTAGAACTAGAGGTAAGTTTGGAGGCATTGTAGGTCCACCTGAAGCAGAGAGAACCATGGATTTTGACTCATTATTATCAGAAGGTAATGAAGAAAGAAAGGCAATACTTGAACGTTTAGATACTAGACTAGAAAGGCTGTCAACATCAAAACAAATTGAAAGAGCAGCTACTGAATCTGAAAACTTAAATAAACATTTAAAATATAGACCATTAGGGTTTTACTTAAAATAACAAAGGGAGCAACGCTCCCTTTTTTTATGGTTTAACTTCTTCTAACCACATATCGTATTTATCATTATCGTTAACATCTTCAAGAGTTTCGTAATACCTATTACGCTTTATAGCTAAATCTTCATATTTAAATATATCTTTAAAATCAGCTAATTCAACATCCCATTCATTAGAATTAAAATAAAAATTACCTATGTCATCTTTAACTAAACTAACAAAATTAAGTTCTTTAGGTAATTTATTACTACTCCTCAACTTATCGTAATCCGAAACCTCAAGCCTTTCAAATACATCATTTAGTAATTTAAACTCTTTATCTATAGCTTCAGTTCTTCTAATTCTTTCTCTTTCTTTCCAGTCATTTCTAAGACTATCCCACTCATCCTCTTCCATAAAGTTAGGAACTTTATTAACAGAATCCCAGAACCTAATCTCCCTATCTTCCATTTTCATCAAGTCTTCATGATAATCATCTTGGTCTGAAGGTTCAAATGGTTTACCTGCGATTAACTCACATTGTTTTTTAGTGTATAGATTTTTCTCATCTAATTTAACAACCTTAGTCTTTTTATCCTTATATACATTTCTGATAATATAAGACCTTATTTCAGTGTCAAAACAAACCAATAAAGGTTTAATTCTTTTATTAAAATTATCTAAATATTTAGCGACATTATATTCATCGGTAGTATATTCTGGATTATTTTCAATCTCTTCTTTTGGTAGTAACTTACAGTTAAATAATATTTCTATGTTTCCAGTTTCCTTATCCGTAACCTTTTTAATATCACTATGAGACTTAGCTGTACCAGTGTTAACATAATAAATAATATCACCCAAATCTACATTTAAATCATGCATTTCTACCAACTCCATATGAGCTTGTCTAGATTTATGTCTACCAGCTTTATTTTTTTGCTTACAATAAACATCTACATAATTATTTCTAGTCATCTTAACCTTAGATTTAGACGCTATTTTTAAAACTGGAATTCTATAATTATAAATATCTTCAACAGTTTTATGATATAACTCTATAAACTCATAACCCTTACCATGTAATAATAATTTAACACCTTCATTTATAAATTCTTCTATATAAACAGGCATAGCTTTAGACTTAAGCGAGTTACCAACAAGTTTAACTTTACCATCTATAAGGTTACCATAATTCTTTCTAGCAAAGTTAATAGTGGATTCACATATATCATCTATATCTAACCCCATTCTACCTTCCATATATTTTTCATTAAACTCAGCTAAAACGGCATCAATACCTTTAAGTACTTGACCTTTTTCATAATTCTCAGTCTTCCAATGCGAAGCTTGACAAACATACTCAACATCATCAATTGAATCTGGTATAGAAAAGTTAAAACCGTCAGTATCACCTACTAAAGCTCTAAATTTATATTTATCGGTGAAATGCCTAACCATAAGCCTTAAAGACTGTCTACCTCTACACGTTGTTTCTTCAGCACAATCTGAATCACCCCAATTAAATATATAAGGAGCACCATAAGCACCAAAGAACGAGTTAGCTAAAATCTTTAATGGTAATTGTTTTTTATCGTAATCAGAAGCTAATTTTTTATCATAGCTAATCATTTCATTAGCTTTAACTATTCTTTCTGGCGTTAGCTTATGTATATTTTTATCTAAAAGTTTCTGTAATCTTTTAGCTTCGGATTTATGTTTACCAGTAAGGAATTTAAACTCATCCCGTTTATCAACAATATATGTCAATAAACCTTCCATAACACCAGATATATCCAAATCTGGGAATATACCCCAAGTAAGTTGTGTTTTTGGATATAAGGCAGCGAAATCAAGTTTAACAACCCTCTTAGCATAACCAACCTCAATCAACCTAGCAAGACCACCGACAAATTTTCTTTTCTTTTCTAAATCAGGCACAGCCAATTCATTCTCATACGACCAAGCAGCCATAATCAACTTCCATTGTCCAGCAGTACCCATAGTAGAACTTCTCATATAAGAAGTCGGTAATAACTTAGCTATTAAATAAGCAGCTTGGTTATATATCCCATCAATTTGCTCAGTCTCCCAAAGGTCATCTAATAAATAACGTTGAACTATATAGTCACCCCTCTTAACGTCATAACCCTCTTTTAAGGGCTTATCATCAGTTATCTTATACCAATCACCATTAGCATCATTAAAAGCATGGTCTGACTTATCTAACCAAGTTTTATTGATTATATTACCAGGAACATAAACCCTATTCTGTTTAGCTACACCTGAATACTCCGTAATATACTTAAGGCTCCAAGATTTAATATCTGAGTTTATAGCTTGTGCTCTACGAACAGAATGCGATATATCTAGGATATTATAACCCCACATATAAGTTTGTTT